GCATCTGTCAACATACCCACACCATTAGCACTAAGGGTGACATGGCCGGGAAATGGCCCTGTTCCATTTAGGTCTGTCAACTCACCATCAACTAAACTATAATAGAATAGGTTTGCTGTTTTAGAGAACAGTAAATTTTCTCTGTTATCCTTTATTGCTCCATCCCACTCTATTTCAAAGAATGGTCTTTTACGAGTGTTAGTTTCTCTACTGTAAAACTTCTTACTATAAAATGCAGTACCAGATATGGATACAGCCTGTCCAGCAGATAAAGCCTCTGGTGCATCTTTGGCTTCGTAAGCATCCGTCATACGAATAAGAAAACCGTGATCAGCACTACCACCGTCAGCAATAGATGTTCCAGTGGAATAATCTAAATATGCCTTGAAGTAGTCGGTCACATCCATTCGTAAGTCTTCTTCACCTAAAAATGATTGTGTAGCACTGTTAGAATCATAGACCCTACTTGCAGCACCTATGTATGTTGAGCCACCACTTTGGCCATTATTTATACTCCAAGCATTAGTGTTTGTAGCACTTATAGCATTAGCAAAACCAGTGTTTGAATAGTTGTCGTTGTCAAGGCCTCTACCTTCCATCCATGAAGCGGTAAGAGGAAACACCGCTAAAGCAAAGTTTACAGCTTGGTTATCACTGTGTTTTACATTCTTTAGGTTGATAAAAGCAGAAACACCACTATCATTTCTTGGGTCTGGTATTCTACCGTTGTTCACAATATCAGCACTCAAAGAAGAAAGAGAGAATCTAATGAGTATTCTTGCAAACTCTTTTCGTTGGGTAACTTCATTTATATTGTTCCACACTTCTAATATTGGTGTCTCACCAAAGTTAGATGTCACAGATGCTTCTGTTATCCAAGTGTCTTTATCGGCGTAAGCTCTGGCGATAGACATTATGCTGTTCTCCCTACTATGTCAAAGTTTGGATATTTTAGTTCCCAACAAACATCTTCTGGAAAATACAAAATACCACTCTGTGTATTTGCCTTGATATCAAAATCAAAAGATGAATAAGTTCTTGTTCCATCATCTTGAAAAATATTAGTAAACTCTAAGTTGACAACCGATCTAATTTTTTCTAATGCCTGTAGTCTACTCATAAAATTAGAAACGGTTAATATACCACCAAAGTTTGTGTTCTCTGTTATCAAAAGACCTCTCAATAAAATAAAACAATCTAACAGAGCGTCATTACTGTTTACCGTTGGTTCGGGAACAATAGTAAAGTCCACACCTATGTTACATATTTTTCCATCAGTTATTTTTACTGTATCTGAAAAAGACTTAAATCTATTTAGATAAGTTTCAATATTATTTTTCAAAACTCCAGCAGGTTGTTCTAAAAATCCTTGAGCATTTCTTGATATACAAATCAATTCAACACCCAATGCATTCGCTGGGTCTTTACGAGCATAACTTCTGTAGACAGAACCAAACTCAGAAGGCATTGACATTATTCTCACTTGATAATCTTGTAAAGTAACAGCTCTGTTCTGTGAATTAAAAAAGGCCGCGGCGTTTTCTTTTATAGATGTATTAGTTTCTGTGTCTGAGCCACCAGAAGCTTGTTCTACATTTTCTACCGACAAAGATGCTAAAACATCGTCTGCCACAGTTTGATTGTTATCTATAAAATTTTGATCACCAAATTGTATTATTCTTGAAACAAACCTTTTTAAAGTTCTTGGGCCGACATTGGTATCTAATCCACCACCAAACCTATATTTTATATCTATCAACTCATCTCTTGGTGCATAACCTAAACCTTTGGTTTTCAAGAAATTAGAGGAGTCAACCACAGCCGGCGAAAATCCAGATGGTGAACCTCTAAGACTTGCTGGCAAAACAAAATCCTCTGGATTAGGTATCAACTCAGAATCTTCTAAATCTGTTGTTCCACCACCAAACACTAGTGAAGTTTGGCCGTCTGCATCAATCTGTGTAATAAATCTATAAGGTATTTTTTTATATTGAAGAATGTATTCTGCAGACGCAGAACTTGATGTACTATTCTTAAAACCTGTAAATATACTTCCTTGTGCTAAGTTATCAACTTGAAAATATTCTTTGTTGTTTGAAGAAGTAACAGAAACTATTTCTGAAATTTCTCTATCTGGTAACTGAACTGTCAAAAAAGGAATTGATTGACTACCAACATTGAATGTAAAAACTCTTGTTGATCCTGCCATAGCAGAAACACTGGTTATAGAATATTGTGTTGTTGTTTCTGAAAGTTTTGTAGTAACTCTGTTTTCTGGTCTTGAAAAGTCCGCATCAACTAATGTTTCAAACTGTACAGCTGGCTCAAAATTTGTTACTACCTTTGAACCTTTTTTAAGTGTAAAGGCTGTAGAAGCACTTGTCGAATCTGTAAATGTAGCGCTAATTGATAGATTAACTATTGCTGGTGTAGAAAACTTTGGTCTATATCCCAAATTCTGTGCCAATGAGTAGATGTTCTCTGGTTCAATCGCTCTATCTATAAATCCTTCATTTACTTGTCTATCAATGAAGAATGACATAGCGTCACCTAAGTATGCTAATAGTTCCACAATAGCCATGCCACCAGAAGCCTCGTTGAAGTCTTGATAGTCATCTGGATAATATCTTCTTAGATAATCTATTAAGTCTCTTTTTATAGAGTCAAAGTCTTTTGATAAATAGTTTACATTTTTTTGTTGTGCGACAGGTTGTCTTGTTGATTGATAGTTAGGCATTTTTTATCTCGTTGCTCCATTAACAGTTAGCTGTATGCTATCTCTCATAGCCTCTGAATTATTAACTAAATAATCCATAACAACTAAAATTTGAGTTTGTTGTAGGGCTATCCCTCTTGGGGCATCAGCTGCTGTAAATACTTGTAATGACTCCAAAGAAACATAAGGCATCCATCTTTCTAATGCTCGTCTTACTTCTAATGTTATTTGTGGTTCTAAATCCTCTCTTATTGCAGGCTCAAACAATTGACCCGCTAATATTGGTATATTTGTTCCTATAGAACCATTTACTACTCTTTCACCTTTTTTAGTTAGTAACAATATTTTTATATCTTCACGGATTGCATCCCGTGTTGTATTGTTCATCTCAAAAAAACCTTTACGATAAGCTCGTAATGGAAATTTTAAATTTATACCCATTGTTATTCTCTAATTTATATAATGTCTTTTACTAAGATGGCTTTCTAACAAGTTAGTAAGCTCAATAAAATTATCTTTTGATTCATCAAAACTATTTTGTAGATCATTCAAGTCCGTATTTATTCTTGTTGTTTGTCTATCAGTTTTTATAGGCACTGTAAATCTTGGATTAGCATTACCACCTATACTTATATCGTCAAACTTTATTGTTCTTTTGTTCACTTGAGTTCTATATCCTAAGTTTACCGTTCTTGGTGGTGACGGAACACTTATAAACTTTGATGGAACAGTAACAATACTGCCAGGCGATCCCCCTACTGTTTCTGTTACTTCTTTTGGGCCTACGGGTGTCTTTATTGTTCTTGTTATTCTTGTTCCACCAGTGCCCGGAATACTTACTCTTGACGCTGGAACAAATACTCTTGTTGCTCGTTGTGGTATTGTTCTCACACCTCTATTGATTACCTGCCTGTCTTCAACGGTTTTGTCTGGTATGTCAATGTTTATTTCTGGTAGAGCATGAGTATGATTCAAAAATGAATTAAATAAAATTTCAACCGTTCCAGCAAACTGTCTTATAGAATCTATCAGAGTTATTATTAGATCGTCTTGTTGTTGTAAAGAGTCATTAAGTTTTTCACCTAATACCAACCTGTGCATAGACTCTTCTGAATCTTCAGTTGTTGATATATTATAAAACTCTTCTGCATAGTTGGCAATTATGTTTCTTACATTTTGCACTGGAACATTGCCGGCTTGTCTTGGGCCTGTTGGTGTATCTATCAAAGAACCATCAGGCAAGATACTAAAATCATTTTCTAAAGGTGTTACTTTTTGTGCTCTACGTCCTAAGTCGGCAGGTCTACTATCTGCCAAATGTAATGTTTTAGTTTTAGTTGCGCCAACCGATGGATTACCACTCACTCTGTATACTTCTTTATTGTTCAGTATACCCATCTCTAATACTGCTGGTTTAGTAAATGCTCCATAATTTGGATTGTAACTATGTCTTAAAAAACTACCATTCCTACCCTGCATAACTACATCGCCAAGTTTTGCTGGTAGTTGTTTTCTTTTTCTGCCGTCTGACGCTGTAGGTTGTCTTGATCTGTCGTGAACTTTTTTTACATCAAATGGCATACCATATTTTTCTTGTGGACTTTGATTCAATGGCATTTGTGATTTTGCCAAATGTAAAGTCACATCATCTGTATCATTAACTCTACCTATCCAATACCCGTTTGACTCACTACTCGTTGTTTCTCGCAGCACAGCCACTATCTCACCAATTTCTGGAACAACCACTATACCATTAGGAAACAATGGTGCATACCAAATAGGAATATCTTTTTCTGGAGCGTCACCAAAAGATTCATCTCTACCTATAGTTCTTCCATTTATACTAAACTGTGGTATTGATGAACTATACTGTGGATTTAGGTTTACACCAGTTTTTACAGATATAACTATCACTTGATCCATGATAAAATAGTTTGGATTTTTCCATCCACGTTCAAAAGCTATTCTATCATTTTGATAACTAGCGTTTCTACTTAATACTCTATCAACTGTCTGTTGACCTAGGTTCATCTATACTCTCTTCCACATTGTTTATTTGAAATCCTCTATTGAGCATTTCTTTTTCCATAGACATCAAAACTTCTTTAGTTTGTCCGTTGGCATAAACCACTCTATCTAAAATAATAAGTTGATCACGGTATCTCTGCACTTCAACTGAATATAGTTTTGCTAATTCTTGATCGTTATAATCGGTATATCCACTAATTGATGAAGTCATCTTTTAGCACCACATAACTTGTTTTTATCTTCTTTATAGATTTTGTTATCTTTCTACTTGGAAGATCAGTTGCTTCTCTAACATACATATATAATTGTTTCTTATTATAAATATTTAGCTTATGATAGTTTTTGAGTATTTCATTGATAATATTTAAAACCGCCCTATCATCCTTATTCATACTCTCATCAACCATCAAGTCATCAAAGTGTTCTATAACAACACCAATGAAGGCAACATCTTCTTCTTCTTTGTTCCCATCGTGATAACCTTCCATACTTTTATCATAGATAATAGTATCTTCATTTTCACTATCAACAAACACTTGGCGTTTAGCTAAGTTAGCTTGTTGTATCAACCAATTTTTTACAATCATTCCAAAGTATGAAAA